ATGCTCGATAGGACGGATTATACAGTGAAATAGCGGTATTGCGTGTTTCATGGGGGCCTATTGGGAACCTGATTTATCAGCTTTTCTATTCATATCTATTCATAGGGCACTATTTGCCCATGTATTCAATTGACCGGATATTACTACAGGTATTAAAATTACAGAGAACAACTACGGTTGTAAGACTCTAAAGTCACCTTTGATGAAGGATAATTTGATGCTAAATATTAGATTCGATTCAGAAAAGGCTTTAGAGGCCATTCTGTATGTCGCCTCTAAAGCACCAGTTCCTGACATCTATCATGTTGGAAAGATTTTGTACTATGCAGATCGATTCCATCTCGAGGCTTTTGGTCGCCTCATTACTGGCGATCACTACAACGCCATGAAAGACGGCCCGGTCGCAAGCAATACGTACGACATTATCAAAATCGCTCGAGGCGATGGTCGTTACATCCCAAATGGCTGCGATGCGGATTCGGTTCGTAGTGCATTTCGTATTGCTGGCATGAATGTGGTCCCTCGTCGTGAACCTGATGAGGATTTACTGAGTGAATCAGATTTAGAGTGCATCGATAAGTCGATCGAAATGCTCGGAAACATGTCTTTCGAAGATATAAGAAACATGAGCCATGATGGTGCATGGGAGGCGGCTGATAGAAACGGCGAGATGCCACTTGAATCTATCGTCGGTCAGCTTCAGAATAGCGAAATGATTTTGGATTATCTTCAGAACGGATATTGATAATTATGCTGGGTGATAGCTTTCCTCCTGGGTTTATGGCTAGTTTTAGTCAAAATAGAGGTATATCACCTGGCGATGTTTTGTATCTACACTGTGAATTTACCACCCCGCCGAAAATTAAATTCATGGTAGTAGTTTGTTGTGAGCCACTTCTTGTTCTTTTGATAAATTCCGAAGTAAACCCATTTATTCAACAAAACCATTCATTGATGGTTTGTCAGGTTGCGATCAGTCAAGCAGACCATGATTTTCTTGATTGGGACTCCTTTGTAAATTGCATTCAGGCCCATGAAGCATTTGACCTAGAGGTTATCAAAGAGCAGATAGCCGCTGACTATGGTGGGGTTTTGAAGGGGCGTATTACAGATCAATGTATGCAACAAGTTCGGACTGCTGTTATGGCGTCTAAAACAATGGTAAAACGCCACAAAAGATCGATACTTAATGCGCTTCAACAATATGAGTAAACCCGCTATCTGGCGGGTTTATATTCAATAAAATTTAGCTAATTTTTCGCTTATCTGTTCTTACTCTCTCCCATTCAATTCTGCCTTCTTCACGCCGCTGGTCTATATACTCAGCAAGATCCTGAATGTTGATACAGCGCTTCGCTTTCTGTGATGTTCCTACACGATAAGTCGGGATAGGTAACTGACAGGCATTTGCTTTCGCTTCTGCTGTGTTAGGGCTCATACCGAAATACTTTTGGCATACAGCTGACAGCTCGATGTTAGGCGTGTTGAACTCAGCCATAAGTAAAAACAAAGTATTCATAGACGTTCTCCATACAACCTGGCTGCACCCAGGGGAAATTACAGGTCGCTGCTGGTGGCCGGAATCAACTTCTGCCAGATCGCGGACACGTATTTTGCTTGATGTCGCGCATCGGCCAGTGCGTTATGTGCAACCCCATCGAATGGCATATCTCGCTTTGGATCGAAACCCACCACTCTGCCTAATGTGACGATGGTTCTGACGTCGTGATCGTTCCAAAATTGCCACGGGCAAACCTGGCCGGCGCGCTCATATGCGCCGCGCAATATAACGTTGTCGAAAGTAGCTCCATTGCCCCAAACTTTTAAATATTTTGGGTTATCAGAATGCCGATTAATGAAATGGCTCAGTTCAGATAGGGCAGATGAAATCGGCATCGCATCATCAACACAGATTGCTGACCGTGCTTCTGAGCTTTGTCTTAACCACCACAGAATAGTGTCACCATCCGGCACCGCTCCCTGCTCCATAGCGCTTTCAAGGTTAACGGCGGTGTAAAACTCCTGACCCAATTCACCGCTTTGCGGATCGAAGAATACGGCACCAATGGAGACGATAGGGGCATTCGGTTTTTTGCCCATAGACTCAAGGTCGATCATTAAATTGTTCACGTTAAATATTCTCCTGTTTTGGTGCTGCTTTAAGCATTGCGGCGCGGCAGGCGTTCCATCCCCTGACTTCAGCGATTGCAGCTACAGCGTCTATGGCATGCATTTTCGACGCTTCTGGCATCGGTTTTTCATCCGGCACTACTGGCGCTGGCTGGGGGGCGGACCAGAGCTTATTGACGCCATCCGGCAGATTATTAAAATCAAACGTACAGCCCGGAATCCTGCCAGCCTGAATCCAGTCGTCTCCGTCAACCTCGATGAAAAATACTGGCTCTGCGTTCCTCGATGCTAGCACCTCATCAATCACATTCAACATATCAGCGAGAATGTAAGCTCTGTTCCCGCCGTTTGAGTACTGGGTATCATGCTGCAGGTGTTCGCGTATCTGGTGCAGGCGATCGAGTGATAAAGGACCAAGCGCCGGGTGGATTGTGCTTTTAGTCATTCCATGCCTCCAGCTCGTTCTGGATTTCCTCGTCGACTTCGTCATTGGTGGCGTCTTCGTTCAGGTAGTCGCGCGCCTCTTTGAGATACTGTTCACGGTGTTCGTGGTACCAGGCAGAGAACTCCGGCGACCATCCGCAATTAGCCCCCTGAAAATCTACCATCGCGTTATCCTCTGCCATACGGTCGACCATGGAATAAGCGGTTGTCATGGCGCATTCCCGGATGTAACTGCGAAGGTGGTGCTTACGCCAGTACGGACTGTGTTTTGAGTCGCAGCGGCTTTTAAATTCGACAGTCCAGCGACGGATGCAACGTGCGTTCAGTGATTTACTCATTGTGTTGCTCCCTGTCTGGCTCTATTCAATAACTGGTTAAACATCATGGTTAGGCTGTTACTGCACCCAAATGGCATATCGTTAACACGGTATGTTGGAATGCCCTTGCGAACACCAGACTTCACGATCCTGCCAGTGGTAAAGAGTTGCGATAACGAACCAGCGATCGAAGCTGTTTTTTTGTTTAAACCCTTAGCTATTTCAGCGCTGGTGGCGTTGGGGTGAGCCTGGAGATATTCAAATACGGTCATGGCGTTTTACCTTTACGTTCCTGTTCCAGTTGCACCAGAGACTCTTTTAATGCTGCGAACGTAGCGTCCAGTCTGGTGGCGACTTCGCGCATAAGCGGCGCATGTTTTGGTGGCAATTCAGCAACGGAGGCGAACGCCTCCGCTACGAGTTCTTTTACCTTCATGCGGCGCATTGGCGCTGCTCCATCAACTCGTTAAAGCGATTGATGAACATGCCGTATGACTGGCCTGGACGAACTGGGTTGATAATGAATAAATCCGTTGGGACAACTCCCTCGAGGCATGGCCAAATGGAACCTTCGTCAATCTCAAAATCGCGGCGTTCGCTGGCGAGCATCACCAGATCGGCATATTTCACGGTTGGGCGTTGCTCAGTTGGTAGACCGAACTTCTGCCGAATGGCTGCGTCCACGCGAGCTTCGATCGCCTGGTAATCCGGAAGCAGGCGCTTAAGCGGTGAGGGGATATCCTGCAGGTAGGCTTCGGCGGCATCATGAAGCAGGGCTTCTAATGCAAACTCCTGTGGAACGAGGTGGCTGGTTAAAACGCTATGTTGGCCGACGCTGTAAAACTCAGGAAGATGCCCTGCAAAGCGGCAGATATGAGACAACGCGGTAGCGATATCTTCGATCACGATATCGTCCTGTTGGATATCGAGGTAATTAAAGTGTTTGCCGGATAATGTCTGAATGTAGCTCATGTCTTTCTCCATATTGGCGCGCTGCACCGCGCAGATTTTGGTTGCACGAATCCCTCGCCGGGTGGCGATAATTAATGGAATTACGCTTCAATAAATCCCCGCGGCGCCGGGGATTTAATGCAGAGCAATTAGGCTTTAAAGTTACCGATGAAAGTTTCCACTGATTCACCTTCGAACTTGCTAATCAGCAAATCTCGGAATTCGTTGGCGATCTCTTCTTCCTGGGCTTCAAGTTGGACGATGCGCAGAACAAAGCAGGGTTCATCGCTGGTCAGCAGGCTGTTACGCAAGCTAAAGCAGCGTTCGCCCAGACCTTCATACGGCACACATTTGAACTCGAACGCCACAGGCATTACGTCTTTGCTGCTTGCTTCAACACTTTGCATCAGGGATTTTTTACCAGCGAAATCACCAGTTTCATGGTCCTGCTGTGTTGCTTGCTGAATAGTGATACGACGCACTGCCTGAGCCGCCTGGGAAATCTGCATCGTATTGCCATCAGCATCAAACGCCAGAAGGTAATCGCTCCAGTCTTCCAGCCATTCGGCGATTTGCTTTTGCTTCAGACGTTGACCGTCGATCTGCAGTAGCGCACGGAACGGGGCGGTTTTCTTCAGGGTGATTGAAGCAACGTTATCGGCGTGACCGGGATTCTCCAGGGTGCCGATGTTGAACACTGAACGGGCGGTCATGTTGTCGGCGTCAATGAAGCAACGAGCTGGCTCACTGTCGCTGGCGTAACCTTTAGAATAACGTGCGAAGTCGTCAATACTGGTTGTGGTCATTGCGCCACGAAAGCGGAAACGCTCCAGAGAAAAGCGCTCGAGGCTTTCAACGCCAGTACCCTCTGGCAGTAATGCGGTCGGGCAAGCCAGGCCATGAATATCATTCAGGTGATAACCGGAAAGAACCAGGTCTTTGACCTGCTTGAAGGTACCGCTGTCTAACTGAGACATAAAAATTCCTTATTAACTGATGATCAAAGTGGTATCAGTGAGTTTGTTGTTGCGGATCACTGAGCCGCTTTAAGCTTTCCATCCACCGCGCCAGTGATCCCGAACAGCTGACCCTGATCTTCCTGCAGGATGGTGAGCTTCCCGCCTTTGTTGACCCACATCGGGGTTTCGGTTGTGTCCTCTTCGGAGGCTTTACCACGCGGTGTTGGGGTGCTGTAGTTCAGCTTGTGCTTGATCTTGACGCGCTTCTCTTCAACGGAATTACCCATGCGCTCAAAATCAAAGGTGAGGACTACTTTGCCTTTGTTGCCGTTGTTCAGAACGCCAAGCGCGGTGGTATTAAGTGCTGCCGCGATTTTGTTCATGAACACGCCGGCATCCAGTTCGCCAAGAAAATCTGGCACTACGGTCATGCGGTCATTACTCATGGTTTTACCCTCGTTAAGGCGGCTGCCACCGCCGAACTTTCTCCATACACAACAGAGAAGGGCACCTGCATTGGTTGGCGGCTTGCAGAGACCGCTTTCTTTTTGCCCGGGTGGATTGGGTTATGAGCCCGTCGCCCGGTGATGCCCTTTTCTGTTGCGTAAAAAGGGCGGTACCGAGGTAGAACATTATCTTCGTCCCCCTTGCATAAGGTTGAAGACCCTGGTACCGCCAAGACTACACACAGCAATAAGGTTGTGGCGCCAGATGCTTATCTTCTGGTTGTCTCAATGGACTGCAATTCACCACAACGAAGAGAACACTGCCGGTGTCCGAATCGAACGAACCTTTTCCCTGCCCAACCCTCCCAACTGAATGGGACTGTCTGGAATCGAACCAGCACTTATGCCTTGCTCGTCAATGCTCTCGTCGTTGCGCCCTGAAAAAGGCTGGCGGTTACCGGACAAGTGGGAAAACACCGGGCCGCCAGAACAGGGAGTTACTTGTTATTGCTTTAGCCTGCTTTTAACCACATCAGGCGCGGTGGTAGGTATCTTCGGGCGGGGTGCTAAGGTGGTGATTGACCCTGTTCCCTAACACTCCTGCTGGTTTTGGTATTCCTGGCTTGGGTATCGCCACCAGCTATAGGAATTTGACTATGAGTTGCGGTTAATCAGGCCGCGCCTCTGTTACCCCTCCCGAAGACACCTGTCTGCTGTTAAAACGTCAAATTGCGTATCAGTGGAGCAGCTGTAGAACCGCCAGTCATTTGTACCCTGACGCGGTTCACTGATGGCTTGCTGCGTTCTTCGCCGGTAAAGCTATTGAACATGCACGGTCCCAGAACTGTGCGAGGAACCCCACGTAAAACCACCACTTCCCCAGCCTTGGGGTGCTTGCGATAAGCCTTGCGCCGTTGTGCTGCATTCATCGTGTAACCCTCAGTTTTTAGTCATGCTCAGCGAATCATCCGGTTATTCATACGCCACCGGCGGCTACTTCGTGGGCGTCCTGCCTGTTCGCTGTTGTGTAACACCTTTAAGTTGTAATTTAGTTGTGGTTATGCGCAATGTCAACAACTTTATGTGGTTTGATTGAAGATGAGATGAATGCAAGGATGTATAAAAAAAGAGGAGGCTGTATGGAAGACAAGCTTTACGTATTTAATTACACACACAATAGAGATAAGTTGTTTGCGAACCTAATCAGTATCATTGATGGTATTGTTGCTGATGGGGTGGTAAGAAATGAGGAAGTTCTTTACCTTGACACATGGCTACTTGAAGCAAATCAAATTATAAGAAATGGTGTTATTAAGAGTCTATCGGCGAGGGTCTCAGATATCTTAGCTGATGGTGTCATTACAGAGGAGGAAAGAAAAGAACTCAAAAACAGTCTGACAAAAATCCAAAGAGAAATTTTAGATATTCCTGGAATTGATTTTTACTCTGCTGAAATGGATCTACATCTTCTTAATGGATTGTGTAAAGGGCTGATCTCGGATAGGACCTTGACGGAAGATGAAATTAGATATCTCGATTGGTGGTTAACCCAAAATGGGGCTCTTAAGAGTAACTACCCAGGGAAGGATTTGTACATTCTAATAAAAGATATCCTTAACGATGGGGTAATAACTCCAGAGGAAAGCGAAACTCTACATAAAGCACTTGTTGACTTTACTGGATGCGATCTAGACAGCGGGGTTGTTGATGGATTGGCGACGAGGCTACCGATTGATAATGATGCACTCGTTGATCTTGCGGACAAAACCTACTGTTTAACGGGTACCTTTATGGCAGGTAAACGAGCGGTGGTAGAGGAACGGATCAAAAGTGCAGGGGGAAAAATAAGTAATGGAATTACCCAAAAACTGGACTTCCTTGTTGTCGGAACCCTATCATCCAGAGACTGGAAATTTTCCAGCCATGGGAGAAAGATAGAAAAAGCTGTTAGCTATCGCGACGATAATGGTGCAAAGCTAAAAATTATCTCAGAGGAAATGCTATTTAGCGTATTACCATGAACGTGATGACCAGAACACTCTGCCGATAACATGAATTCTTGCGCGGCGTTCATTGAAGGTGAGTATTTCATCTGGATACTCATCTTTGTTGAAGCTTCTTATAATTAAACCACCATCAGGTTGGTTTATTAGCACTTTGACCCTTAGCAGGACCCCATCTCTAACAGCGTATAAATCGCCATCTCGAATAGGATTTGTCTGTGCGATATCAACAGCAACATGATCGCCATTATTGAGAACTGGCAATAAGCTGTTTCCCCAAATTTTTACGATCCTAGCATTTGTAGCGCTGACTCCAGCTTTCCTTAAATCCATTCTTCGGATAGGAAACCAGTCAATTACAGACTCCACAATTTCGGCTTCACACCCATTTCCGGCTGATAACTCAACATCTAGTACTGGTATGTCAGCGAAAATGGCAGGGTCTAAACTGGCACTTTCAGCCTCTCCAACCACAAAATCAGAAAGTGAAGCATTTTCCTCAATGCCTAGTTGCAACCACTTTTGGCTAACGCCTAATACATTTGCGATTTCTTTTATCTTTCGCGGTTGCAATGTATCTCCGTTTTCTATTTTTGCTACGGATTGTTGAGAAACACCTATGGATTCAGCGAGTTGAGCTTGGCTTAACCCTATTTTTTCTCTCGCAATCTTCAGTCTTTCCGCCAGTGTGTTCACAACTTCCCCCCTTATTTATGGTGAGATTACAACTTTATGTTTTAGCTTTCCAACACCTAAAAGTTGTGATAAAAGTTGTTAAGGTTGTATAATCTCTATCGGCAACAACTTTTATGTATTGATACAGGAGAAAACTATGACTCCCGAGCAGTTAGCCCTTTCAGAGGCAATCGCTCTGGCTGGTGGCCAATCAGAGTTAGCGCGCAAGCTTACCGCTAGTTCTGGGCGATTAGTGAAACAACAGCAGGTCTGGAACTGGCTGAACAGAGAGAAAAAACCACCAGCAAAACTATCAGCGCTAATTGAAAAGGTCACCGGAGTTTCAAGAGAGAAATTACGTCCTGATATTTTTCAAAAGATTAAAGATTCAGCAGCGTAATTGTAACCACAGAACTAAGGGGTAAGCCGTGGGTAACGAGCCTATTTGGAAAGTCGAACGTCAGCCAGCATGGCTGGTAGCGGCGATAAAAAAAACGATCACCGATCTACCTGGTGGTTATGCCGAGGCGGCGGAATGGTTGGGCGTGACAGAGAACGCATTGTTTAACCGCCTTCGTGTCGACGGGGATCAGATCTTCCCTATGGGATGGGCGATGGTATTACAGAAAGCCGCCGGTGTTAGCTACATAGCTGATGCGTTTTCTCGCCAAACAGATAACGGGATCCATATCCCGGGCGCGGCACCAGAAACAGAGAACGAAGAGATTGGCTTAAAGCTGGCTGAGCTGGTGGGCAGGCTTGGTGACCTGGTTAACGCATATCGTCGATACATCGATGATGGTGTGGTTGATAAAGGGGAGTGGGACAGTCTGAACGAAATAGCCTACCAGTTCCGGGTAACGCTTATGACGTTTCTGAACCTGATTTCACGAGTTTATTGCCTTCCAGAAAAGAGTGACGCCCGCGAGTGTGCAGCTCCGGGCGCCTTGGCGAACAACTCTTCGAGTATGGAGAAATAATCCGCATGAACAGTTTAACGGCTTTTAACCGTCTACCGCAACTAAGGATGATCCCGGTTTCGGGTACTCCGTTGTTTCGGTATGAACGCAGATTATCAAACCGCTGGGTTCCGTGTAACCACAGTAGGGCGGTTTCAATTGTGGGGGTCTACAACCGGATGGCAAAACGCCTGTGCGCGAACTTAACCGAAGGTTCAAAGACCACCGCGGAGTGCCAGTCCGTGTTATCCGCTGGGAGCCAGAAACACAGCGCGTTATCTATCTGCGTGATGGCTACCCGCACGAATGCTTCAGCCCACTTGAGCATTTCAGGCAAAAGTTCAGGGAGATAACGGACGATCATGAGCACTAAATTAACCGGCTACGTATGGGATGGTTGCGCGGCGTCGGGCATGAAGTTGTCTAGTGTCGCGATCATGGCTCGCCTCGCTGATTTCAGCAGCGATGAGGGCGTGTGCTGGCCGTCCATTGAAACTATTGCTCGCCAGCTTGGCGCAGGGCCGAGCACTATCAGAACGGCAATCGCAAAGCTTGAAAAAGATGGCTGGCTCACGCGTACACAGCGCCGTAATGGTAACCGTAATGCTTCGAACGTGTACCGCCTGAATGTGGCGAAACTTCAGGCTGCCGCATTTTCTCAACTGTCAGATTCT